CCAAGAATGGCGGCTTTGATTAGTATCATCAGACCAGGTAAAGCACACTTACAAAATAAACCTTGGGCAGAAGTGTTTAAAACTGTATGGGACGGAGACGATAGTAAAGGGTTTGTATTTAAGAAATCACACAGTATTTCTTATAGTGCGTTAGTAGCGTTGCACATGAATTTACTCCATACGCCTAACTAAAGTAATAGATTTTCTCTTGCTTTTCTTGCGGGCCATATCAGATAAACTACAGACTGGACCATGTAAAATTTCAAGATCTTTGTTGATAAAAGTACGAAGTGTCATTTTAAACGGATCCCAATCTTGCTTTAAAAAGATATTAATAGGTATGGATCTATTGCTTTCCCACCACCAAATGTTGGCTAATTCTAGGAATTGCTTTTTATTGTTTAAGTCGCTAATACTGCCAAAATCGTAGATAGTTGTAATAATATCGTCACGATTTTGTATAATTCCTACATATTCTTGGGAGGCGTACAAACACAGCGTTATAAACGGGTATCTGTCAGTGAGTTTAGTAAAAATTTCTTCGTTCATTTATGTTATGTGTTTGCAAGGGATATTTATGTTCCAAAAACTTATAGTAAAATATCGCTAAATAATATGTATGTATTCGACCGAAGTCTTTCTATATCAGCAACGAACCCAAGTCCTTTTGTTAGACTCAAGCGGGCAATACTTTTCTATGAGGTACAATCCTGTGTATGCTAAATCCTTAACTTTAAATCTTGGAGTCGACAATGTATTGTTGTTTTCCTTTGTCAATCAGGACGAAAAGCCTGTAAATGTCAACGGCTGTACTTTTACCTTTCGTTTGACAAATACTGAAGGAACTTCTTTATTGCTTACTGAGCCAATGACTATTCTTAATGCAGCCACAGGCCAAGTTAAAGTTACTATTCCAGCCGAAGATACTTGGGAACTAATTGCCCAACCAGCCAGTTATTCTATTACCGTACAAAGCGGTAATCTCAATCAAGCAGTATTTACAAACGCACAATCGGGTGCTCGTGCTCCTATTAATATTGTAAATTCAGCATTTCCTCGGTTTGTACCATCGAGACCACTTACAATTCCTACAACATCATTGTCGTCACAAATTAGTTTTGACGGAGCAGGGTATGAAAATTATCCAGGCTGGGCAGGCAACTGGTATTCTGGCGGCATGGGAAGTTGGTATTGGAACTCTATGTCTAATACTGAATTCTATTCAAGTTTTATTGAACCTAGAAATTATATTACCACAATCCAAATGGACTTAATTGGATATACTGGGACTATCAAAGCACAATGGGCGCAAAATTACGAAAGTGTTTGGATTAATGCTTCCGAGTCAACCACTTACTTTAACGAAACAAAAACTATCTATATGAATATTGTTGGGTGGTATCCATTGTTGCGTTTAGGTTTTAACAATTCTTTATTTGCTAGTCCAACTCCGCCTGCTGTTCCAGCTACAGCTTATGCTACTTGTGTGGACGGAGTGGTCACTTCTATTGACATTCAAAACGGCGGAGCAGGATACTTAGCACCTCCAAAGATAGATATTCTTGGTAACGGTGCCGGTGCGGCAGCCGAAGCGATTATGTCAGATACATACGGACCAGGCGAATACGGTCCCGAAGGTACTGGATACGGAACGGTAGTAGCCATTAATGTTATCAATGGCGGATCCGGATATTGGCCAATTCCACTTGGTATGGTTAATCCACAAGCATACCCAGTGGCTCCAGCAAATCAAGGTGCATTGGTATCCATTACAACAGGGTTTGTTGTAAACTTAATGTACCGTTAATAGTTGATTTCAACCAAAATCTATGCTATAATCAAGCATGATTGATGTAATCTCCTTTTTACCCGCAAAGCGAAAAAACACAAGTTCCGGTTGGATATCCTTCAACGCACCTTGTTGTACGCACAACGGAGATAACCAAGACAAACGTATGCGTGGCGGCATGAAAACTAATCCCGAAGGATTTTCGTATCACTGTTTTAATTGCGGATACACAGCATCATTTACATTAGGCAGACCACTGTCATATAAAGCTCGTAAATTATTAAGCTGGCTCGGAGTCGATACAATGACTATCGAGCATATAAATTTAGAAAGTTTACGACACCGCAGTATACATGGGTTACTAGAAGACCAAGCTAAACAAATTAAAAAAATTGAAGTAGAATTTGAAGACAAGGATTTACCCGCAGGATTAGAAATACTGGATAGACAAACACATCCTGACCATTGGCAATATCTTATAGACCGTGCTATTGATCCTACTGCGTATCCATATATGGTTGATAGTGGCAAGGTTATACGCCCAAGAGTAGTGATTCCATTTACACACAACCAACAAATTGTGGGCAATACAAGTAGATATTTAGACGACAGAACACCAAAATATATAAATGATATGCAACCAGGGTATGTGTTCGGATGGGATTTACAAAAGAAAAATTGGTGTTATACTATTATTGTAGAGGGTATTTTTGATGCCCTTGCTATAGATGGTATGGCAGTATTACATAATGATATTAACGAAAAACAAGCTCAATTAATTAAAAATTTAGAGCGTGATGTTATTGTGGTTCCGGATCAAGACGAAGCAGGATTAAAATTAATAGATCGAGCAGTAGAGCTAGGATGGGCAGTTAGTATTCCCAACTGGCCCAAAGGTGTAAAAGACGTGAATTATGCTGTAATAAAATTAGGTCGGGTCGGAACACTACTAATTATATTACAAGCCAAAGAAACTAGTAAAATTAAAATTGAAATAAGGAAGAAGCAACTTGCTAAACGATTACGGGATTGAAGTCCAGAAACTATTCTTAGAAATGATGTTACACGACGCAGAGTCTTTTGTTCGCGTTCAAAACATTTATAATCCAGAAAACTTTGACAGAAGTGTTAGGGCGCCAGCTGAGTTTGTTAAAACACACTTTGAAGAACATGGATCTCTGCCAGTGTTAGCACAAATTAATGCGGCCACAGGATCTAAACTTAACGAATTACCAGAACTGCCAGACGGCAATTTAAATTGGTTTATGGAAGAATTTGAAAGTTTTACTAAACGGCAAGAATTAGAAAGAGCAATTTTAAAATCAGCAGACTTATTAGAAAAAGGTGACTTTGCCCCAGTAGAAAAATTAATCAAAGATGCAGTACAAATTAGTTTACAAAAAGATATGGGCACAGATTACTTTGCTGATCCCAGGGGTCGTAATGACAAATATTTTAATTCAGGCGGACAAGTAAGTACAGGTTGGCCTAGCTTGGATAGGATTTTATACGGCGGATTTAGTCGCGGGGAACTTAATATTTTTGCCGGCGGATCCGGTTCAGGTAAATCTTTAGTTATGATGAATATAGCATTAAGTTGGTTGGAGCAAGGATTAAGCGGAGTTTATGTTAGTTTAGAACTTAGCGAAGAACTTGTAGGCTTGCGTACTGATGCGATGTTATCTAATATGTCCACAAAAGAAATCCGTAAGGACTTAGAAACAGCAGAATTAAAAATTAAAATGTTTGGCAAAAAAGCTGGACAATATCGGGTAAAATCTTTACCAGCACAAAGTAATATTAATGATGTTCGAGCATATTTGAAAGAAGTACAAGTACAAACAGGAATTAAAATTGACTTTATTATGGTTGATTATTTAGACTTGTTGATGCCAGCTAGTGTTAAAGTTAATCCTAATGATCAATTTATCAAAGACAAATATGTCGCAGAAGAGTTGCGTAACTTAGCACAAGAATTAGGAATATTATTAGTAACAGCATCGCAGTTAAATCGTGGAGCAGTTGAAGAAATTGAATTTGATCATAGTCATATTGCTGGCGGTATTAGTAAAATTAATACAGCAGATAACGTATTTGGTATCTTTACAAGCCGTTCTATGAAAGAGCGTGGTCGTTATCAGTTACAATGTATGAAAACTCGTACAAGTAACGGTACTGGGCAAAAAGTAGATTTAGAATATAATATTGAAACTATGAGAATTACAGATTTACCCGAAGAATCTAGCCCAGTAAATTCGTTCAAAAAACCTAATGTTTATGACAGCATAAAAACACAAAGTAAGGTGCTGAATAGTGAATCTATAGATACAGACTTAGGTGAAACTAGCAAAATTACAGCAGATGTACAAAGTAGTAAATTAAAGGCATTATTGGGCCAAATTAAGCAGAATTAATTCCAGACAACATACACTAAAATGTAATAAATAATAAAAAGGTTCTGGCAATTATGCAAAAGAAAACCCGTAGTTTATTAGAAGAATTAGAAAGACTGCACACAGTGCAAGATAGCCGTCATAACATCGAAAATCGCGCATCTAATATGATCGCAAGTGCTATTCGCTTATTAGAACAAATTGACGAAACATACG